ATAAACTCCATTTACAACTTTAACTATCTTGATAATGCTCCCAATCTCTTTGTTCCCTTGCTCTCCTGCAGTATCACAAACAAACTCAAAAGTAGTTTTATTGTTCAGCGTTCCACTTTGGTTAAGTGTGTATCTTGTCCCATCATTTGCTTCGAGAATTACATCACCTTTTTCAAGAGACACATTGAGCCCACCAATTAATTCAATTTTAACAGTTGCATTGCTTTCTTGCTTTCTTTTGAAAAAGAATGGACTATTTGCTAAATGCTCATCTATTTCAATTCCTTCACAATTAAGTAAATTCATTTTGTCAGCTTGTATCTGTTGCCGTTCCATTTTTTCCCTTAAAAGTCTAGCGACTGGATACATCAGCATATACCAAGCGCTCCGCTTATCGTTAGAATAATCAGCTTTTAATAATGTTTTTAATTCATTATTCAAAATATTCATATTGTCCTGAACCGTATTAACTTTTATTCTCGCCAACCTATTCCGACTCCTTTCATTAAAGTTTTCTCATTATCATTAAAAATGATACCAATATTAACTTTTAGATGCCTGTTCTCGTACTCATATACTTCAACATAGCATCTACTTAAATAATCTCTAAAATTATTCAATATCTTATCTCTGATGTGTTCCAATACTTCATTTTCATTTCCATGAGTTCCAAATATTTTTTCAAAATTTAATCCATATTTTGTATCATATTCAAGTTCTCCTTCACGAACATGCAACATTAAAACAATTTGTTGGATCACTTCAAAATATTTTTCTTTCGCTTTAAAAAATTGCACATCGCCATTTTCAACATACAATTCCCCAGTTGCGTTATTCAACTTTATATCCATAAATCACACTCCTTTACGGATGAATGTACGGAACTCCGCCTTTACTTGTTCCGCTCTCTGTATCAACTGTTTTTGCTTTAATTTCTCCACTTTCTATATTCCCAGTTTTGATATTACCTTCCATTTTTATGTTTCCATTTATTCCTATTGAATTTGGTTCTGTGTCAGGGTTTACATCAGTCGGAACATAAAAAGGCAAAGCAATAGCATTTGTAAGATTATGCCTTTTATTTGTGTTTGCCGTTGTGCTTTCCTTCGTAATATATCCACTAGCGTCTCGACTCAAAATTAAAATCGGAACTACATCACCAGCTTTAAATTTAACTTTAAAATTAATTTCTTTGTTCCCTAACTGACACATTGGAACATGCAAAATAGGCGGTAATTTAACATCTTGAAACTCTGCCATTGGCTCGACATCCACAAATCCATTTCCGTGCACTTTTGTTATTTTAGCAATCAAAGATGTATCTATTTTTCCAAGCATTGCTTTCACATATTCTTCCATCATTTTTTTCTACCTTTTCCTTTACTTCTCTTAACTTGAGTAACTTTTCCTTTTTTATTTTCTTCTTTTTCAATCTTTTTAATTTCAGCATTATTTTTCTTAACGTCTGAATCGTTATTTACAACTCTTACTTTCAAAGTCATTTTAAAATCACTAATATCGCTAATTTCAACAATTTGACACATTGTTGAGATGTCATTACTTATTAACTCAATTAAATCACCTTTTTTCAAATAATAAATTAATAAACATTTGACTTCGTAATCATATTTCAACTCTTCTTTTTTTTCTTTTTTATCAGACTTTTTTGTTTGAGTGTTATTTTTCGAGTCCTTAGCTACACTTTTATTATTTTTTTGATTTTTTACTTGATTTTTTTGTTGCTGTTTTGCCACTTTTTTTCCCACCTTTTGATGTTTTTTTACTTCCTTTTTTGCCTTTACTTTCCTTCGTTTTTTTCACTTTGTAACTGATTTCTTCAACATTTTGTGGCTTAGGTTCTTCTAAAAGTCCGCTTTGATAACTTAATTTGATTACTTTTTCAGTATTGATCTCATTGTGATATATGTAAATAAAATCATTCTTTGTTGTCATTTGACTGTCACAATCTTTTACGATTTGACCTATCTCATAAAGACCACTTCCTAATATGCTTTCCCCAATGCTGTAAACTTTATCATTCTTTAGTTCACACTGTTTAACAGTAAAGCCACATTTACTCGCCAAGTCGTTGATAATTGTACTTGCTGTTGTGTTTGGAGCATAAGCCGCACTTACTAATTTTTTAAAATCCGCAGGAACTTCACGACATTTTAATTTTAAAGTTCCCTTTTCCATTTCTTTTCTTGTAATAATTCCGCTCGCTACTTCGCCAATATCCGCTCCGTATCCAGCCACAAGTCTAACGCTATTTTTTAATTTGATTTTAGCTACCGTTGTATTCGTTAAACCCTTAATTTCTATATCAAACTCATTTGGCTCCTCGTTTACCGATTTATAAATCCATTTTATTTCTACACCATTTATCACAGTCGAATCAGTCACTCCAAAATCTTTCGGAAAAATAAAATTTAAAGCTCCGTCATCTGTTTCAATCTTTATCTCTGTTTTTTCTAAAAATAGTTTATTAAACATTTCCCTCTCCTGGTTCAAATATATCGAAATATTCTAAAAAAATAGTTTCACAGAAATTCTCAAAAGTAATCGGGACTTCTTTTTTGTCAAAACTAAGCGGAACAATATAACAATTTAAAAATTCATTATTAATGTTATTATTTTCATCTTTTGCTATAAACCAGCCAATCGGTCGACCATATACAAGTTTTTCATTTTCTAATAACAGTTCACCGCCTTCATCCATAACATCAATATAAATACGATTATTACTCTTAAAATGCTTTATTCTTAACAAATATACCTCACTTCCGCTTTTAAAAGTAAAAATATAAGGTATTTTGTTTTTGTCTATTTCTATTCTCATTTTAAAAACCCCTTGTATTCAATATTACTTGTTTTTGTTCCAGCAATTCCTGTTTTTTGTTCCTCTCTTAATGTTGTCAGTTCCGTTCCTAATATGTCACCCTTTCTCATTAAATAAGCAAATTCCAGCACTTCAAAATCAATTTCAAATTCTAATGCCGATTGTGTTTTGTAACTCCTTGAAACTTTTGTTATTATCATATCTTCTATTGTTTCAACAGTCGAAATAGTACACAAAGCCTTCTTTTGCCACAATTCTACAATTTGCTCGTAAATACTCTCAGCATTTTTAGTAACCAAATCGCTTAAAATGACAGAAATACTGTATTTTCTGTTACCGTGTGAAACATTACTACTTATTAGTGTGTTATCTCTATCTTCTAATGAATGTGTTTTAACACTGCTACTTCTTTCATCACTTTTAATCTGTACCCATTCAAGAGCTATATCATTAATCTTGCATCGTTCAGCTTCTTCAAAAAGTGTAAATCCAAATCTGTCTCCAAAAAACTTGTTTATCTCAGAAGAGTAAGCTAGAGCGACACCGTAAACAGTTGCCCCAGCTGTTCCTAAAAAACTATTCAGTCCCATGCTAAAACCTGTGCTCTTAGCTTTTTTATAAGCTGCATTGCCAAAAACATTGCCTTTTATTTTTTCTTTTGTCGCATTCAAACTGCTAAAATCCATCGCCTAACCTCCCATCGCTATGAATTTCTCTTCAAAAAATCTTCTCATTATTTCTTCCACTTTTCTAACTAAATCCTTGCTATCTCCGCCAGAATTTTCAATAACAACTGTCGGAGAAAATGTATACTGGTTATTTCCGCCATTGCTTTTCCCTGTAGAAGAACTAGAATTCTTATTAATTAATGATTTTGATGAACCACCAAACTGGTCTCTCATCATCCTTCTAGTTGATTCTGCCGTAGATATTCTTGTGCCTTGAGGTAAATTCATAGTCATTTCTTCGTTAGCCAAAAATTGTTGACCGCTCGGCAACCTAATCATTTCCGCTCCTTTTTCTGCAACGGTAACTGGTCCACCTTCCCAAGATTTATCCCCTATATATCTACCTTTTCCGCCACCTAAGAACCCTAACCAAGACGGAGGCTTAATCTTGAACATTCCGGCTATTTTACCTGCTATTTCGCTAACTTTTCCAGCTAATCCTTCAAAAAATCCTTTAATTGCATTAATTACTCCTTGTGCAATACTTTTTGCCTTGTTGAATCCTTGAGTAAAAAATGTAGCAATTTTATTTACCACTGCACCAATCGAATTAATAACTCCTGAAATAACAGCCAATACCGCTCCCATAATACTAGCAACTACACCTATTATTGCTGAGAACACTCCGACTACAACTCCTACAATTCCAGCAAATACACCGATTACAACTTGAGCGACTGGAACTATTGCTGATATTAATACTGCTCCTATTTGCAAGATAATACCAATTACTGGAATCAAAGCAGTACCAATTTGAACTGCTAAATTAACAATTACTGCAAATATTTGCATTATTGGCGCAAGCGCTGGAGTAAGCATAGATACAACCTGCATAATCTGTCCGAAAGCCATTGCAAACATATTCCCTATACTCCCAAAATCGATATTAGAAAATAATGTCATAACAGCATTGCCTATATCACTAAATATCTGCCCTATCTGTCCAAAATTAATACCACTAAGCATTTGACCAAACACTCCTGCAACTTGCCCGGCTAAACTAATAATCGTATTTAATCCGTTAGCAATCCCATTCACAAGTCCATCTCCGCTAATTCCGCTAAATGCTTGCGATAAGGTTTGACCTATGCCTTTTAAAGGCTCTAACAGCGGAGCAAAGTTTAATTTACCAAAAATACTAATTATTCCATCCAATGCACCATCAGCCATTGTTGCCATTCCCGAAAAAGCCTGCTGCACACTTTGAGCCATTTTCTGCCCAGCAGGAGTATTCAACAACTGATTTACTTTAGTAAGTAGTCCATCCATAGCTTGTTGCCCTGCATTTTGAGCTTGTTGCCAAACTTTCCCGAATGTTAATGGCATTTGCTTATATTTTGATTCTATATCGTTGGCGCTTCCTAACACTGCATTTTTGATTACATCTGAAGTAATTTTACCTTCAGAGCCTAACTTTTTAAGTTCTCCCATTGAAACTCCCATTGACTCTGCTATTTTTTGAGCTAAAATTGGAGCATTTTCCATTACAGACCTAAACTCATCACCTTGTAATTTTCCAGAAGTCATTGCCTGATTTAACTGAAACATTGCTGACTTCGCTTCTTCAGCCGATGTACCCGATACTTTGAACGCTTTATCCAATGTACTTGTAAATTTGACTGCTTCATTGTCGTTAAACAATCCGTTAGTAAGCATTTTAAGTTTAGCGATTGAATCTAGTTGCGCCCCATAATCTGCCCCGCTGCTTTGAGCCGCTGCGAAGGTTTTTTGTTTTAATCCACCAACATCATTAGTGACCATCTTAATCCTAGAATTTCTTAACGAATTTTCATCGGAAGCCTTTGCTAATCCTGCAAAGCTAAGTCCACCAGTAATCCCTCCAATCATACTAAATTTGCTTAATTTTTTGAAAATACTAGAAATTTTACTTCCTATGTTTTTTAACCCTGAGCCAAATTTTTTTAAACTATCAGGTTTAAATGCACCTTTTATTTTTTCACCTAACTTTGGAAAAAGATTGCCTAGTGAGCTACCTACTCCCTTTAATCTATTAAATTTATCACGAATCGCATCCAGTCCCGAGGCTGCTCTTTTACCAACCAGCGGTATTCTTTCAACCCCATTTATCAATCCGTTAGTAAGATTTTCAAATTTAAAATTCTTAATTTTGCTTTGCAATTGCGATATGTTAGGCATTAAACTAGCCATTTTAGCCTTTAGTTTCTCTAATCCAGAGCCACCAACTTTGTTTCCAATTTTCGATATTTTTTCTTCTACTTTTGCAGCAGCAGGCAATATAGATTGCATTTTAGATTTTAGTTTATTCAAAGGACTATCTTCGGCTTTAACACTCAACAATATTTCTAATTTATTTCCGCCAGCCATTTTATCCCTCCTTTTCCTCAAAATCCATTATCGCTCTACACCATTGAAAGAACCTAACATTACTCATATCAAGAACAACATTAGGGTCTTTTATTTTCCTTTTTACAATAAACTCCCATTTCATTTTAACCATGGGGTCATTATATTGTTCTTCTGCTATTTCAAGGTCATGTTCAATTTCCTTTTCTTGTTCTCCTTGAACTTACCCATGTAGTCTATAATAGTCGCAATTATTTCAAACAATGCCTCCTCATCGTATTCAAAAAAACTAATTTTCCTAGCCTCGTTTGGTTTTTCAACCATTTTTGGCAATACAGTTGCTGCAAATACTGTGACATCTTTATCTGTCAAAAATTTTGTTAAAGCATTTGTGTAAATTTGATAATTTTGCGGCTTAGTTAATCTAAAATCAAATTCCTTTAAAGTTCCTTCTGCGTCCACATATATCTCTTGCCCCTTAATATTTAATCTCCCTAAATTATCAATAAAAACATTACTTTCTTGCTCTTTTTCTTCTATTTTTTCATTTTCTTTATTCGCCATTTTCTAATCCCTCCTATACGGTTTCTTTATATTTTGCACATTGAACTGTATATTCAATAGTGACATCTTTGGTATTATTCTTTCTTTCTCCACCTTTTTGAACCGATACGCCTTCACCGTTTCCGACAATTTTATTCATTCCCGAATTATCTATATATGTCAATGTTCCTAACACACCTTTTGGATTTGCATTACATTTTGTTAAAAATACATCATCATCAGAACCCTTGATAGTTGTAATTTTTATTTCTCTTTTTGTTACTCTTGTTTGTATTGTAATAACGTTTCCT